AATAGGTTGGCTTTAGTTCACTTCATTTTATGTTTATTTAGGCTTATACAATAAGGAAGAAACAAGAGTAATTTAATTTTTAATCTTCTAATTTCTTTTTTACTCGCTTAAAATATTCCCCTTTGATGCCCCTTTTTTAAATCGACGGCACCCCTCAAATGAGAGATGCCGTTTTAATTTTAAACCACTCGCTTATGTAATATATCAGTATAACACAAAAAAGCCCTAGTGGGAGTTACAGAAAATGCAACAACCACTAGGGCTAATGTTTTAAATTTGAATTGTTTGACCAACATAAATTACGTTAGGATTTGCGATACCATTTTTCTGTGCTAATGCTTGCCAAGTAGTATGGAAGACATTAGCAATGTTAGAAAGTGTATCCCCTGCCTTAACAGTATAAGCATTAGATTGACCACTACCTGCAATATAAATCTTTTGACCAACGTAGATTACATTAGGGTTAGTGATGTGATTACGACTTACAAGGTCAGATACAGTCGTGCCAAACTTAATTGCAATTCCACTTAGTGTATCACCCGCTTGAACGAAGTAAGTGTTTTCGGTTGTTGGTTGTCCGGTTACTTTAAGGACTTGACCAACGTTAATGTGGTTCGGGTCACCGATACCATTAATAGCTGCTAGGTTCTGGTAAGTTGTATTGTACTTTGTAGCAATTGCGGAGAGAGTGTCACCCGATTGAACAATGTAAGTACCACTAGCAGGGTGACCAACATGCTGAACTGGCTGTGGTGCTGGAATAACAGCTTGCGGAATGTTTCCAGACGTAGAACCAGTGGTAAAGGCACCATCGAAGTCCAAACTGGTGTCAATACCCATGATACCGTGATCTGTCGTTTGCCAAGCGTTAGCATTATCAATACCTAATGAAGTTACGCCATAACCAGCAACCCAGATCTTACGTGAACCGAATCCGTGAGAATTAAGAATACCGCCAGTGAAGAAAGACTTCATGGAATAAATCCCTGTGTTCTTGTAACCTAATGCTTCTACTTCTTGGAGGAATGCTAATGAAGTTGATTGATAATCCGCGACAGAATGAACCTCTGCATCATCAATCATCAAAGTGTCGTCATACATACCAAATTGTTTAGCAATCTTAACGAAGAACCGGGCTTCATTTTGCGCATCAGCAATTGAAGTATACCGAGCGAAATGATAACAAGATACTTTCAAGCCGACTGCTAAAGCATTGCGGATTTGGGCGGCTGCACGTGGGTTAACATAAGCCGAACCATCTTCGGAACCTTCCGTTAATTTAACAACGACCCCTAATGCACCCTGAGCTTTAGCAGCTTGGAAAAAGGCAACAGTATCTGATTGGTAACTTGAAACATCAATAAATTGATTACGCATATTATTCTTCCCCTTTCATTGGATCAATTGCTGGTGCTTGGCCGGCTGGAATAGTGGCAGTTTTAGTTGGCTTTGCTTGTTGTGCTGTCGGATCAACGGTGGGTGTCAATGCAGACTTTTCATAAGCTGATTGAACAAGTGTCTCGATAGCGTTGAAGTCGATATTCTTGATACCTTGTTGTTTGAGCGCCTGTTGAACAATATCCGTTGCTTGGCGGAATTTCTCATGACCAGCCATGTCTTTGCCGACTAAGGAAGCAACCGCGTTATCCGCAAGTTGGGCAGCACAAGACCAAGCAGCACGAGATGTTTCAGTTTTGGCATGGATGACTTGGGCGTGAATGAACGTCTGGCTCTGTTTTAATGCAAAATAAAAGACCGTTGAGATAACGGCCGTCAGAATATAGTTTGGAATTGCATTAATGATTGTGCTCATGTTTTTTCTCTTCTTTCTCTAAATAATCTTTGCTGAGTTTATAAATATGATCTTTTACCCAAGATGGCAGCGGTAATCCCATTTGTCCCCAATTTTCCACGATGGAGACCAAATAAAATAGGAAAAAGAAAAAGACAAGCGAGTCGCCTGCCTGTCCTAATCCGCATAATTCCAACATGGGATAAACGGTTAATGTCAAAATAATCACTGCGGCATGCTTCAAAAGTCCCCCTGTACCTTTACTGGAAGTTGTCCGGTGCGTAATGAGACTTTTGAAAAATCCAGTCACAATATCAATCACAATCGCCCAGACTAACCATTCAATCAGCATGTTATCAATCATGCTGGCAAAATATTGAATGTATAAGATATGTTGGGGTGGTTGTTCGAGTAGTGTGTGCATTGTGGGTGAGTCACCTCCTTTTGAGGGTAAAAGAAAAACGCCCTAGTGTGGACGTTTTTATTTTAAATCTTTTGTTGTTTTAATCACATTAATAATTAGATATACCAATATTGCCACTCCAAACATTGCTAATCCAATTCTCCAACCATTCTGGTAAAGAAAATTTGTTTTGTTTGCAACATGAACTATTGATCCAAATATTAAAATCCCCAAAAATATTTTTAATGTTAAAGAAAAAATGGGATATTTTTGAGAAAAAGAACAATTACATTCGGCTGTATTATTATGTCCACACGCAAGATATGATTTACCAGATAAAATTCCAATAGACTGTAATAATATAAAAACTAATGTTATCAGTCCAATCATCAATACCGATCCATCAATTAATACAGTGGATATAGGAGTTTTTTTCATATTTGAAAATATTGACTTAAATGCATCAAAGCCTCCAAAAACCCCGAAAATCAGAGCGGAATAAATTCCTAGTATTGAGATGAAATTAGCAGTCGAGTTATTTAATTTATTTGTTGCTTTTTTTAATTCTCGTTCCTTAGTCTCTAAATCTTTAGTTAACTTATGAGCCTGTGTTTTTACGCTTTCAATTTCATTAAAAAAGGTTTCATATTGCAACAGTGCTAACTTTATATGCTCTTCCATTTTAGGAGCAAGCTCTTCGATCAATTCTTTATTTTGAGTCAGTTTCTCAACAGTTTCCTTATTTTCTTCCTTTTCTACAGTTTCTCCCTTTTTAACAGATTCTGCTGCATTAAGTAATTTATCCAGGTACTGTTTTAGATTATGAATATTTTCTTGCCAAAAAACATTATTTTCTTGTGACGGACTTATATTAACATTAGGATAATGTTTGTAAACATATTCTGACAATAAATTATTGTGAATGTGAAAATCATTTTGCGTATAATGCATAGTTTGAAAATAAACTACTAAGTCATTGAGACTCATTTTAGTAGTAAATAATTTTTCAACTAAGTGTTCAGCACTTATTACATCACTATTTTCTGCTACCAAGGCCATTTTTCTCCATTACTAAAATATTCAGCAATTTCTTGATTATTATATTCTATATTGTGGACTCCATTTTCTATCCTATCTTTATCTTTTAACCACATAGGCTCTCCATGGGTAATCTCAACTAATTCAAATGGATCTTTATGATATCTATTGTATAACCTATCTACAATTCTATCTATTCTTAATCGATCGTTTTTCTGTAAATGGCGTCCCTCTGGATTAATCATTCTTAACATACCATCATCATTTACAGCATATTGTACAGAATGCCAAATTGGGGCCGCACCATTATCCTTAAAGTAACTATACACTATAGGTTCAACTGGACCATATCCCCATTTCTGGATTTTGCCAGTAAATAGTCGTTCATTGTCACTAACTAAAAAATAGGCTTGTAAATAGTAAAGCATTTTCAACAACAAAAGATTTGTGATTGGATGCTCTTGTTCAGAAAATCTATTTACAATATAATTTGCAACGTCCATTACTCTATATGGACGTTGCAAATTAATTTGATTGTTATTATCACTATTAAAATTGTTTAAGACATCAATTGCATCGTCCATATAAAATCACCTCTTTACTATTTTATCATATGTGTCAATCACTATATGCTGATATGCCCCTACTACATATTGCGGTGAGCCGCCCATAATAAAAGCCCCGCTCGTTTGAGTGAGGCTTATTTATGTATTGTGTATTTCAAAGGCGACTATGTTTTTTATTAGACTGTTTGGCTAGCAGCTACGTAGTCTTTACCAGTAATCTGCTTGTATTGCTCTGCTGTAATTACCAATCCAACGTATCCACTTACGTCACAGCCTAAGCTAAACATCGTTGTAATAAATTCAATCCAATCCATCATTAGTTACCTCCGTTTTCTTTTGTACTATTCATTTGCATAGCTGCTAATTGTTTGCCGAGCGCGTCAACCGATTTAGTTAAGATTAGGTTATCTTTGGTTAGTTGTGCAACTTGAACTCCTAAAGCATTCATTGCCTTGTCCCCAACAGAAATATTATTAGTTGGCAAGAACTTTGCCGCCTCTGCTTGCTGAGCTTTTACATAAGCTTCATGTTCTTCGGGCGTTGCGTCAATCCACGATCCGTTAACTAGTTTAGCAGGTTCTAGTTTCCCAGTTGGATTTTCAAATGTTTCATTGTCTTTAAGTTGATATTCTCCATCAACAATATTTGTCCCTTTAAAGAACTTAGTTGTTTCATCCGCGTAATAAATTGTTGCCATTTAAGCTCACCTCCGAATTACTTACTGAAGTACATTGTGTGCAATGAATGAATCCATTCACCATGTTGCACTGCGTCACTAGCAGTTGGATTTAGAGAGATTGTAGTTGGTGATGATTGATTGGTATAGTAGCCTCCAACCAACGGTTCGCGAATTTGATATCCGTCAGCCTTGATTGTATCTGGCAAAGTAAACCACTCTCCACCACGGAAATCACTAGTGGATAACTTGGAACTGATAATAATTTCTACTAATTTCCACCCGTTTGGCAATTGCCAATAACGGTAACCACTGTCGTTTTCTAAACTAAAGCCGTTATGAGTTACAATTCCGTCTTTTGACCAATCATTAAATTGACCATTGTTATTTGCCTGATTCATTGCTTGCTTAGCAAGTCCGTCAAGGTACTCAAAATTATTATTAAGATGCGCGATTCCGTCCATATCGTGATCTGGTAATGTAATTAATCCTGCCATCTATCTTCTTCCTCCATTCAATATATATGCTAACCGTTTGCCGATTTCTAGAGATGTTTTTGCTGTGGGGTGTACCCCACTCGCTCCATCGCCAAGTGTCCAAAAAGCGTTATCTTTGGTAATGATCGGTTGCTTACGCCAGTCATAATATTCAACGTCTAATGCTTGGCAAGTTTGGACAATGACGTCATTTAACTGATTTTGCGTTAATCCTCTCTCGTTAGGTGTGTTCATATCTGTAGCTGTTCCCCTTCTCATGTCAAGGGTCGGACACATCACGAAGATTTTTATATGTGGATTAGACTTGCGAATGTTATTAATGCCTAGGGTTAATCCCTGTTGAACCTCACCTGCTGTACTTCCATACCTCCAGTTGTTAACGCCATATTCAACTAAAGCCAAAGAATAGCCAGCAAAGTTTAACCGCTGCGTTATAGCTGAAAAGTCATTAATTCCATTACCATAACCAGTCCCACCAATTGCTTGATTATTAACATACCAACCATTAAGCTTAGCGATTACTTCCGGAATTCGACGATAATCTTCGATTTGTTTCTGACCGTCCCAACCGGCAGAGATTGAATCACCTAATGCAACCATTTTGATCAAACTACATCACCACCTTTAATTAACACCAGGTCCCAAACCGTCAATTCATCAATAGTCAAGTCAATAAAATTATTAGACTGAGTAAAACTAATCGGGTGAATTTCAGCCGATTCGTCGGCCTTAATTAGACTCACCGATTTCACCTGACCAGTAACTGGAATATGGAGCTTGATATTGTTCTGCTTAGTCGGCATAACCTGTGTCCCACGTGGGTCTTGCCAGTTATCATGAGCAACACCAGTCATATTAATCAGCGATACAATTGCCCCCCGTGAAGAACGCTTATATACCGTTGTGATCTTATCTTTTTCAAAAGTAGTAGACAGAGAATGGGTCGACGATGTGATTTCATCATCAACCCATTTCCCATTAAGAATCATCAAATAAGCAACAAAATTATCCATGTAGCTCATTAACTTTCGTTGCGTTTCATCGCTTAATTTTAATGTGTGATTTGGAAAGTATTCATTAGCTAGATAGTGTTCACCGAATTCCAGATGACTGGCACCATTAGCCATCTCCATTGCGTCACAAAGTAAAGCGGCAGCATCGTTAACCATGCCATCGTTATTATTTTTGTCATCTGCTTTCTCCTTGTTAACGTAAGAAGCGAGAACTACCGGCTTTTTATATTGCTGATTAGTTTTGCGAATAAAGTTTGCTAGTTGTTCAAAGCTATATCCAATGCTGGTCCAAGGCTCGACATAAACGAAATCAACCGTATTAGATGCCATTATTTTCTCAATACCTAGCCCATCAGTTGCATTAATAGTTAACCGCTTATTGGGGCTTACCTGCTTAGCAGTCTTAAGCATGCCGCCATAGCCATCACCGTAATCCCACCATTTCAAATGGTAGCCATCAAATGAGTAGGTATCATCAGGTAACGAACCAAGCTGGTCAACATGCCAGCCATCAAAAGGCAGGTATTTGTAAACATTATTAATTTGACCACACAGATAATTCTTCCAAGCTCCATTCAGTACATTCATATAAGTAATGTTGAGCTTTCCACCAAAGCTTTGATCGTTCTCACCGGCAGTCTGTATAGCCTTAGTGTCCTTATACAAGAACATCTCCTTAGTCAAGTTAGGGTTAACCCAATTAAGGTTGCTGTCATCACTAGTCGTTATACCTAACTGTGAACCATAAATTAAGTTATAAAGCATAGCTTGCATACCGTACTGGTGAACAGCATCAATATATGACTTAACCGTGTTAAAGCTGATTGGCCGCTTCATAAAGTCCAGCCAATTCTGTTCTGGCTGACCATTAACGATCCGTAAAGGCATATCGTCACGATCATACCAATCATAGAACTGTACATAGTTAACATGCATACGGTTCATCTGTTTAACGACCTTTTGCATGTTGCTTTCACTAAGATTTGGGCCAAAGTCACCAAGGAAACCTTCAATCGGTACATTAGCAACATTGCCATTAACATTGACACCAATGTATTGAGCATTAGCACCCGCAGAAGCTTTGATAATGTATCCCTCGTAATCTTCATTTGGGATTGTCCATGTCCAGTGATTGGTGCCGCTCTGACATATCGTTTTTTTATCAACTATTAATTCACCAAAATTGTAAATCTGAATAGTTACGGTTGCGGGGGAGTCAGCATTAAAGGTTAGTTCTAACTGCTCACCTGGTTTATAAATGGCCTTATCAGTGTATAGCATGTCAATTGAACTATAATCCTGAATAGTTTTAACTGTAATTACATTTGATTTGGCGCTTTCTCGTAAGCCATTATAAGCACTAACTGCAAAGCGATAGGTCGAATTGGCTGTTAGCCCTGTTGCCGTATATTCTTTTTTATCCGTAACTTCGGCAATTTTTACTAACTCACCATCAGCTCCAACACCTTGATAGATATAATATTTCATCTAACTTTTACACGCCTCTCCATAATAGCCGTTGAGTATGTTCATCAATATAAACTGCCTGTAAATCCGTAGGACTAGTTGGCTTTGAGAAATAACCCGAACCAGCCGATAAGTAACTGCTTCCCTGCCCATCGCCTGCTTTGGCTTTGCCGTCGTCAACAAAACCCAAATCAATCTTAATCGTGCGGTTTTCATCGCCTAAATACCAATCTCCTAATTGATATTTAGGTGCAGCATTGAAGTAAAAATTCCGTGGAATTTTAACTAAGATTGTGTTTGCGTCTTTATATTCAGCCCGTGCTGAAATATATTTCACATTAATCGGTCCTAATCCATGTCCGGCACTTCCTAAGCCGTTAATTTCAGTACCAATAGCGTCTTCATAGTAGAAAACACGTGGGATTGGATATTCGCCTTGATTATGCTTAATCTCAATCGTGTAGCCATAGAGAAAGTCCTCAAGACTATCAGCGCTAACCAAACTTGAATTACGTTCCGCCACCATTCCATTATCAAGACTGATAACATTCTCGCCATCAGGGGTTTCGTCCTTGTGCTTTACTCGAATATTCCAGTAGGCGCCATGACCATCATCGTAATTATCCCAGCCTTGTGTAATTGCAATATCACCAGCGATTAATGGTGCGTAGGCTTTCATCTCTGCCACTGTTTTTAGCTGAAATGGTCGGTCGTGAAATTGAGCTTGCTTGAGCGTTTCTTGAATTTGTTTCGTCATATCCAACAGTTGATTATAACGAACATACAATCCGTCTTTCGGATCGTTAATCTCAGCCATCGCATCAGTTAAGGACTGTTTGAACTTTGCTAGCCAGTCTGTAAAGTCCTTCTTAGTTGCATCGCCTAATTTATCTAAATCAGCTTTTAACTGTGCAACCTTAGCATTCGCTTCTTGCGAATCTTTATCAACCAACGCTGACAGCTTATCAACTAATTCTTGGAACTCAGCAATAACTGATTTTGAATGTTGACCCATGCGTGCATAGAAATTAGATCCTAACACGTTTAGCTCAAAGTTAACCGTCGAAACAATATTGCCATTAGGATCAATAAAACTAAGGTAAGCCTCTTCCCACTTACCACCAACTTGAAAGACATTGTCTGGAAAGTATAGCGTTACCCGTCCAATGCGCTGTTGGTCGAGTTTTTGATCATCAGCCATCGTTAGATAGACACGAAAATCATTATGCTCTTGATCGGTACCAAAGAATAACACTCGCCAATTACGAATGTCTTGGGCTAAGCCGTTAGAGTAAACCCATAATTTGAGATAGCTATTAATATCGCCTACACGACCCTTAAAACTATCCGCAATATCAATCGTTTCATCTTGACTCCGCAATAAATCAACCGGAATATACTGTTTTAACTTTGGTAAAGTTTCCAAAAAAATCACCTCCTTATAATTCGTTTAGATCATCATCCGACAGCCCTAAAGCCTTTTGTAATTTATCCAGCTTAGTTTTTACATCATCTGTGTCGGCCAATGCTCGTTCGATAGCCTCAAAATTTTCAATCATCTGTCCACGCAAAGTTTGACCATCAATTGCTAAATCATGTTTGTGTGGCATTTCAAATGCCATAAAATCACCGTCCTAACACAAAAGGAGCCGTTCTATTACGACTCCTTTTTCTTCGTTTGCAATTTTCCATCATTGCTAATAGTTACTTCCCAAATCCCGCCATCATCAGCTTTCATAAGAAACTTATCAAAAACTAATTCACTAATCCTACTTGAATCTGTTTCTTGATGATAATGTCGACCATCGTTTCCTTCTTGAACGATAAAAGTTTTCCCATTATCTGGAGAATAGCCTTTTCCGAACTCTCCTGTTTTTGAATCATACATTGGTTCATTAATGACGGCTCGCTGAACTAAGGTTTCTTCTTGATTATCCATCTTTATCACTTTCCTTCTTGATATTGATAGTTGGGATATCGTCAAAAGTAACCGGCGGAGTAACCGTTTCCGGCTTCTTCGGTGCTTTATTCAGAGCAGAGTTAGCTTGACTTTCACGATTATTCCATTCATCAATGCCAAAAATCTTATTACCAAACGTTACCGTATCAGTTTGTGTTGTATCACGGTCACGATAGCGAGTGTAGCTTTGAATCCTTACATTAACATCAATCCCATATCGGTCACGTAAATACCCATAATTGCCGACTGCTATTTCATTCTTGATACCGTGTGAGAACGCATCTTTGAATGTAATCCAGTCGGTTGTGTATTGTACGTCCGGGTAATCATGGACCTGTTTCTTTAACGCCGCCATCAAAGTATCTTGATCCGTGATTGTATCGCTACTAAACGGATCAGCCCAAATCTTACCCCATTTATCATCTGCCGCCATTGGACTATCATACTCACCTTGACAAGTGTATTGAGTAGTAGTGTCTGATGATGTATCAGTATCGCTACTATCATCTGAACTGTCGTCGCCACCACTGCCAACTTTAGCCGCCATTGCTGAATTACGTACACCAAAAGCAGGGGGCCATGCGTTGATTGCTTGGATAACAGTTCCGCGCTCTGGATTAGCTGCCATCATCAATGTATTACTATCAAGCGCTAGAGCTACATGATAAGTACTACCACGAGCACCCCAAAATAACATATCACCCTCTTGGTAAGGCGGACCAACTACTTGACCTTGGTATTCTTCGTAAGTGGTTGGCTGGTGCATTGGAATGCCAAAATGATTGTAGACGTAAGCAACGAAACCGGAACAATCCCAGCCACTTGGTGAATTGCCACCCCAAACATAAGGCACTCCTGCATATTGACGAGCAAACGCAGCAATCTGACCACTGCCACCGCCTCCGCTTGGCGCTTGAACAGTATGGCCACCCCATCCTTTAATTGTGCTAACACAACCAGCTAAGGGCTTGCCCATACTTGCATTACCGGATCTGCCGGCTAATTCCCAAACGGCCGCTGCAGTAGCTTGTAGGTAGAGCCGTCCAATTGTTCCTTTGCCATAATCTTGCTCCCATTTCGATTGCAAGTTAGGATCAGGACTAATTGAACCTTCTGCAGCTGACCAGGCTGGAGTTAACGTATCACTGTAAGCAATGCTTTTAATCCAATTACAAACAACTACTGCGTCATTATACGGGTCCCCATGTGGATATGACCAATGATTAAGCCATCCCATATTAGAGTTTTGCTCTTGCAGTTCATAGGCGAAGAACCATTCAGGGCTAACACCAGCATTCTTCACCGTATCGTAAAGTCTATTAACGTCAACGCCTCTTGTTTGAACCTTTTGAGAACGATTAGCAAAATCTTGACACATCTGTTGCTTATTAACGCCAAAATCAGCATTAATCATAGACTTGGCAAAACCCTCAACGCTATCAAGATTACCATTACCACCATTATTCTGTACGTCAATCTGTTTACCAGTCCCTTTAATTGCAGTCGTAATGGTTGTGTAGTCTTCGTTAACCTGTATTTTTGACGTATTAACTCGGTCGATGAATACAAACGAATCTTTTTTACCAATCTCTTTTGCAAAGTGGATTGTGCAATTATCAAACCAGTATTCAATATCAAAAGCAGACGCAATGGAACTTAGAATGTCATCCCCATGTGCGTTGCCTAGACTGTCGCTTCCAAAGTCATGATCACTAATATTATCATCAATCGAATACTTGAACTTAGTACCACCCGTGAGCAAGTCACAGCAAGCTTTTAATGATTGGCTACCCGTTACTGTGTTCTCAATGTAATAATCATGCAGATCGTGAGCGATATGAATAGTAGTAATCGCATATACCCGAAATCTTGCAGTAGGAACCGGATTAGAAGAAGCAATTCGGTACTGCTGGCCAGTTGTCGGATCAGTAATGATCACTCGGGGCATGATCATCTTTTCAGCGGCTTCATTCGCTCCGTCACCGATAAAACTAAAGTTCATGGTGGGAAATGATTTAAGCGTATCAGTTACCGCCACATTATAAGCCTGGACAGTTGCCTCTTTGCCGGCCGGCGATCTAATTGGTAAATTCAGCATTTTAACCTCCTAATAATAAAAGCGAGTATCAAATTTAATTGTGAAGTTACTAGCTCCATCAATATGGATTTGATTCTCGCCTGTATAAAAGTCTAAGTAATTATGATCCCCAGCCATGTAAAGCTGCTCATCATTAATTGTGGGGATGAGTCCTGTAATTACCACGTTGTCTTTTGCAGACACGCTCTTGGTAATTTTAAGTGCTTGTCCACTCGTTTTATTAGTAATGGTAAAGCCGTTTGGTGCATCCCCATTAAATTCAATTGTGACCGGGTGCTCATCTGCAGTCAGTGGAATAACTCCCGCATTATAAAAAATAAAGTCGCTCTGATTAGTGAAGGTATATTGCCACTTATGGCTAAACAACTTCATTCCTAATCCAATACCTTTACCGCTCGCTAAGTCGTATTCCTGGGTAGTAAAGGAGCTTTCCGCATATCCAGTCGGACAATCAAGATTAATCTGCACGTTAGAAGCTCGCCAAAAAGAATTGTCACGACTAACTGAGGCCGTTTCAGCGTAAACTTTCCATCGAATATCCTTAGCAGCGACATCATAAACATAAAAAGGCTCATGGCTTTGCAAGAGTCGATTGAGTTTCATTCTTTGCAGAAATAAGTCGTTAGGATCCGTAGCAAGTACATTAAGTGTTAAGGGGATGACTAGCTGTTGAGCTTGAACATCCGTAAGGGTTGCTCCATAATTTCCAATCTGTTGATAGGTATAGTTATATGCGGTTGTTGGTGGGTCAAACTTCTTTACACGAAAGCCCATCTTATCAAGATCATATATTGTCCCATCTTGCTTTTGAAAAATAATGGTACTCACTAATAGACACCTCCTAATGGTTGGCCGTTACCAACCGGCACAGCGCCCCCAACGGCATTAATAATAACTTCGTGGCTACGCATTGCTTTCAATGTTGGGTAAACGGCCCGACTAACTTGTTTACTGTCAATATTCATCGTGATGTTAATATTTCCATCAACACGTGGCTGAGCCTGTTGAGTATTTGAAGTAGCTTGAACATGATTATTGTCTGTACTAATAAACGGCAACATATTATTGGCTGACTGCTTAGCTTCGTTGATAATCTTGCTCAAATTGCCGGCAAAGCCATTAGGGTTAACTTTGGCCCGTGCTTCAATAGCTTCGGCAATATGATCTTCGGACGTATCACGAGCTGGGTTAATGGCAACTTCTGGTTCACCTGGTACTTCGCCAAAAATTGAGAGCTTATCAGCCCATCCCCCATTAGCATAGCCATGTGGTGACCAACCTCTTCGTACTCCAATCGGCGCTAAATCTGATCGCCATGTCCTATCAGCTAATACGGCCATAATTTGGTCCACAGCACTATGAATATTACTATGGCCACTTGGCAAGTGACGTACTGCCGCTCCCCAAGTTCCTAGTTTAAACTGAAATAATCCAATCGGCCGGCCAGTTCCATCATGATCATCAATCCCACCACCCTGTGCAGGATTAACAGTAGATTCAACCATTGCTTGCCAGTACAGACGTTCAATATCAGAAGCGGATAGCGATTGATGCATTAATGCAGCCGCAACTTTAGCAGCTTGAGCAAAAGCACCTTTTGACATTTTTCCTTGGCCACCGCTAAAACTTTCAAGAAATTTATCCAGGGCTTTCTTCAAGAACGAGCTTCCGGCTTTACCACCAATTTCTGTTTCTTGTTTACTTTGCAATTGCATTAACCATTTAGGATCAACAGAAGCAACAGCACGATCAATCCCCAGTTTTTTCTTGAACCAACTCCAAATTTCTTCGGCTCCTTTACCTACTAAATCCAGAGCGGCGTCTAATGCATCATCAGCCTTATCAAGCGCTCCACTTACAAAGTCCTCAATCTTGGCACCAGTACCTTTTGCATAACCAGGTATTTTGCCACCATTTAAGGCTAATGCTGTCTTAGTTTGCGCATTGGTAAGAATTGATGTTCCTGCTGACAAGTACCGTAATTCAGGACCATTCATCCCCAGCATTTCATAACCCTTAGGCGTATGTGCTAGTTCTGGTCCTTCTTCACCAACCATTGCAAGTTGATTATGTGGCAATGCACCAGTCCCAACAGCATACCCGCTAACTTCCGGTACATGTACGCCAGCATTAAGCGCTTTGAAGAAGCTATTAAGACTCTTAATAAATCCATTCATGGTACCCGCAGTCTTTTTCTGACCACTTGATACATTCGCATTGACCAAGGTATATTCTTGGCCGGCTGCTGCACCGTGTGACATTGCTTGATTATTAGCTGCAGCAATTACTTCATCTTTTTGCTTATTTACTTCGCCAGTTACCTTTTTATGTTCGTCACTGGCTTTTTTAGTTGTTTTATTGTACTCATCATCAGCAGCCTTAGTTACACCATCACGCTGAGCCTTAGCATCAGCCACAATTTCTTTGTACTTCTTTTTTGAAATAGTATGGTGTTCTTTATATTCCTTTTCCGCAGTCTTAACAGTATCCTTGTACTCTTTTTCAGCCTCTTTAACAATTTCATCCCTGGCTTTTCGGGCTGGCTTAACCGCAGCGTTGTACTTTTGATTAGCCGCCTTTTGCGTAGCTTTTAAATCCTTCATATCAAGTTGGCCACGCTTTTTTACTAATTGCTCATAAATTTTTTCTTGGGTATTAGTCCCTTGTTTTACATAACTAGTAATTTTCTTATTAGCATCAAGTTGATCTTTATACTGTTTTTTCACATAAGCAGCTTGGGCTTTTTGTAACTCTTTTTGTTTTTGCTTTTCTGACTTATTAGCATCGTTTTCAATTTTAGAAACTTTAGCATAATAATCGTTGGTGTCCTTTCGCATTTGCTCAAGGACTTTTTTACGTTGTTTAGCAGCTGCGTCATCACTTTTAATTTTCTTTTGATCATTTTCTTGTTGCTTTTTAAGAGCCTTGTTTTCTTCTGCCTGGGACATCTTACCGTTTTTTACAAGAGCGTCTAAATTCTTTTTAGATGCTTCTTCGTCCTTTTTATATCCATCAGCCTTTTTCTTGTAGTAAGAATCGACTTTTTTACTCATTTCGTCAAAATACTTATCCGTCTTTTGCTGAGCCTTTTGGATACTTGCAGAATCAACGTCCATCCTAAGAACGGTTTTATTAACCTTATTAATGCTAGGCGTTAGGTCTTTATCCATAGCCTTATTATCAGTTGAAGTCTTGTATTTAGTTTTAACGGTAATCGGATGAGCTTTAAAATGCTCATCGGCACCTTTACCAATCGCTTCACCAAGCTTCTGACCAATAAATGAACCAGCTGTACCGCCAAGGAACCCACCAATAGCCGTCCCCATACCAGGAGCAATCATCGTACCAATTGCAGCACCTAAAGCTTTACCACCAACAGTTCCACCCATAGCACCAAGGATTCCACCAGTTTTTTCTGATGCTGAATTATTGCTAAATAGTTCTGTTCCGGCCATTACTGCACCTGCTGCGTACGGGGATGCTTTAAGTAAACGGCCACCCGCTGCTCTTAGCATTGCACCTCGTGTCATAGAAGTACCCGCACCTGCTGCAAGTCCTTCTCCACCTTGCACTAATGGAGCCGCTCCAGCAGGATTTGCTGTAGGAACTTTAGGACCAGCACTACCACCAATAAATTCTAAAGCTTTTTGAGCGGCCGCAAATGAAAGTACAGCATCCCTAGCACGAGCCATCCACATTACAAATTGTGTGATTTTCTTAACAGCAAATAGTGTAATCAAGACTCTGGTAAAAGCTTCCAGCCCTGATTTATTCTTTACCAATGCTTTAGTTACATCATCAAGCAATTCAAGTGGATCAACTGCAGCTTTACTGTTATCTTTCACTAGACCTAAAGCAGTAGCGATAATTTTAATCGTATCAATAAATGCGTGCCATACAGTTGCGCCGATAATACCAGTAATTTTTCCAAGATTACCGATTAAATCAACAAGCGTATCTTTATGCTGACCAATATACTCTAACAATTTCATTGCTCCACGCAGTAAAGCTGCTAGGGCTTGTCCCATCATTTTAGAGTATCGGGAAATCATCTGATCTGATAACAAGTCCCGAATATCCTCAGACATTTGCTTATTGGCTTTGAAAGAAGTATTCATAACTTCACCCCAAAGCACTTGCCAACGGGATTTGATGTACATAGACATCCCCGTAAATGATGTCATAGCTTCTGCCGTTGAGTCCTTATACTTATTGCTTAAATAATCAAGGGCTTCGGTAAATTCTTTAGCAGTTAACTTACCTTGCGAGGATAACTCATACAGTTGTTTCATTGACTTACCGGTTGCCTTTTGCAAGGCTTCCCCAAACATTGGGAACCGATTAATCATGACCGACATATCTTCAGCGTTAGCTTTACCACCAGCAACAATCTTTGAGAATTGCTCCCCAGCTTCTGCTAATTGATCATTAGACATATGCAGGGTAGAACCTAATCGAACAAAGGCGGTAGTCCAGTCTTTAGTTTCTTTTACGCTCGAATGGACGTGATAGAAAGACTGAGCCATGCGATCAATGGTATCTGCAGCATAAATTGAGTGCTGGGCCATATCATTGATAAAGTCAACTAATACTTTCCCGTCTTTGGGCGCCTCAGTGGTTAACGCAGTCCAAACCGTCTTCATTCGGTCTTGTTCAACGTTATATTCCATTCCGGCCTTAGCAGCCTCTCTTAAACCGTTACCGATAGCGTGAATACCATTAACTGCTAAGCCGCCAACAAACGTGCCGGCAATAATCTCTTTTAAACGGCTAAAACTATGGCCGGTATCATTAGCCTGTTGTTGTAACTCTTTAAGCGGAAGGGATGCTTTATCATTTAGTTTTACTTCTGTTATTAATTTTGCTGGGAGTTTCCGCAACTCTTCCTCATAATTAATAACTTCACCCTTTTGAGCCTTAGCAATCAGCTCTGTTAATTGCTTTTTGGGGATTTTCTTTAATAGTTGATCAAAGTTAGTTATTCCTTGCTCCTTGGCTTGTGCAATTAACTCTGTCCTAACTTCTTTGGGAATCTTAGTGACTTTTTTCTGTAAGCCGTCAATCTTTTCATTAGCTGAATCGGTATCAACATCCGGCTTGATTTTAGGCTTTTTAGGTACTCGCTTTACTCTTTCCTTAAATTCTTCAATTGATTCATCAGCACGTTGTTTGTCAACATCAATATGGATTTGACCTTTTTCATCAATCCATCGATTTATGTTAGTAACAAGTCCCTTGGTCTTTTCAGAAGCTTTCTGAACGTTATTCTCTATACTCTTTTCGGCTTCATCACCAGCACCTTTACCAGTGTCTTTAAGAGCCTGATCAAGTTCTTTTGAGGCTTGTTGTGCCTGCTCTTTATGCAAGACAACATCAATATTGACCGTACTATCTGCCGCCATTTAATCCCCTCCTTTCGTTAAGACTTAGCTATTGCCATCAGCATATTACCAAAGTCTGCCATTTGAGCTTGAACTGTTTCTTGTGACCGGTCATCTTCTAAGGCGTAATGCTGTTGAGCTTGTATCAACTCGGCTTGTGCTTGCCCCTCTAACTTGGTTGCGTCTTCCTGCCGAATGTGAATAATCCGCATAAAGTATGTATCAGGGCCTAAGCCAGCAAACAATGCTTTGAATTTATCCCAGTGAAGCTTTCCTTTTTCATTAATCAAGTCAATATGGTATTGCTGATAAAAGCTTGCAAATATTGCTTCGGCATCTTGCTCGAATGAGTAATATTTAGGACCAGCAATGCTATTTCCATCCTCTGTCTGTTCATCCTCATAAGGATCACTAGACAAGTAGTTAGATATTTGTTTAAAGGCTTCAATAGCAAAATCAGTGTTATTCGGTATACCGTCAAAAAACAATTCAAAGGCAATTTTGACTTTTTCCTCGTCTTCAAAGTGGTCATCATCGAGAAGCTTATAAAAACTAAGTACCGTATCAAACATTAAGTTGATATGGTACTTTTTGTTCTCGTATACAAATTCATTGTTTAAACCACTTGGATTATTTTCAACATCATTACTTCTTCTTAGATTGAGCATGGGCTTTCACCCGCTTTTTACGACCAGTGTATTCAGAAATCCGTGCTTGGTGCTTTTGACGTTCTTGTTCTTTAGCAGTTCCGTCTAACTTTTCCTTTTCTTCTCGTAAGACTTGAATTGTCTTAAAGAGCGCATAAGATTGTTCGTCATAGTATTTATAAATAGCCTTCCCGGCACCTTGAACACCTAGCACCTCGTCAAGTGTCTCTTCAGCATCGTGGACAACTTGCTTGTATTGATTAGCAAGGTACTTCTTACGTTGATCGACAGTCATCTCTTCAAACTCATCGGTTTTCTTAGTTTGCCGATCGTAGAAGTCTTGCATTTCAACTTGTAAATCAAGTAAGGCTTGATCCATTGCATCGTTGAACACAACGTTATATGTTTTACCGCCAATTGTTACTTTCTTTTTGAAATTAAAGTTAAATCGCTTATCTAAATCCATATTAATCGCTGACATTATGTATTCCTCCTATCGTCTCACGTCACTCGTCTCTGTTTATCAAATTAATTAAACTTGTGGATTGCCATTAGCTGTGGGATTTTTTGCATCCCCATTATCACTTCCAGCGGGAATGTACTTAGGCTTTCCGTTAAATACAAGCGTTACACTGAAAGTTTGTTTTGCTCCTGGTTGACCCCCAAATGGTGTTTCGTTAGTCAAAGTGACACGGCCAACGACCGTATTCCCTTGAGCATCAACGTACTTAAACAAGGTTTTTAAGTCATCACCGATGCTAAGGAACTTAGAAGCTAGATAATCTTGTGCCGGATCATCATAAACCCGGTGTCCCGCTAAGACGAACTGAATCCGCTTGGAGGTAACATCAGCGGTTCCAAAACCTTCACCATCGTAATATTCGTCATTAGCAGTTGTAGGATTATCAGACGGTGTAATGTTGTTAATTCCTGCCGCTAGTCGTTCCCATTTAGCTTTGCTATAGTTATCAACATCTGTTTCACCATCAACAGCGATATAAAAATTATTCCGCCAGTTCAGAATAAACTTTCCAATTTTTGCGGGTGCGTCTGTATCAGCCATTTAAATCATCCTTTCTCGTTAAATGTGTCTACTGTTACTTTGAAATCTAAGACATACGTCACTTGCCCCGTTGTGTCTGCCATTGTTGGGTGTGGGAATGACGCAATATCTAATTTACTGAAAACAAAAGAGCCGTCTTTTGAAACGACTCTAAAATCATTATCACCAAGCAAATTAGCAATCTGCCATAATACTTGATTAATTAATCCCTCATCATTGCCACGCATGATAACTTCCATGAAGAATTGTTCCGTCTTGTTACCACCGTAATCTTCCTCAATTACATTTGAACTGGGTAACTGCTGTAAACGTAAATCTGGATCATGTTTACCGTCAAGGTAGCCCAGAAGCAACTTAACAGGTAAATCTAAGGAATTAATCCGGTCTTTAATTCTTTCCTTTAGGTCCATCGTCTGGGCCTCCTTCATTAGGTCCATGAGGTTCGAATTTTGGCACGTGCTTGCCCTTGAACGATTGACCAACTATTTTCAACCAATTGTCGCCATACAAACTTTGAGCTTTTAAGTCCCAACGTTTGGTGGCTTGCTCGTGAATAGCAGTTGTGTAGTTAGTTATTGGGTGTCCGTTGACCATTCCATAGAACTGCGCTTTTGCATACGGTGTGTTATACACGATCGTGCGCTTATTGCCGTCTGCATGAACGGTATTAGCCAAGTGAGCGTGCATTTTGCCACTGTAGGGCACGAACGGGTCCATATCCGCCATCATTTGATTGGCTAAGTCCTCTGTTGCTTTACTAAAAGCATTATCATTAAACATCTTTTCAAGGCTATCGCCCAGAATCTTTACATGAATGCTCATCATAACACCTCCAATTCATACGAGTACACCTCATTGCTGTAAGGCTCACGATTATCCACAATATTGGTAATCGTGTAGTCTCTGCCCTCGAAAGTAAGGTGAGTACCTATCCAGCCCGGTGTAATCTTCGGCAACGGCTCCGTAATTTGAGCAAATAAAAAGACAATCGCATTAGCTGTGATTGTCCGACTATTGTTTGAACCTGAATAGATTGTTTGAGGCTGTACCAGTACGTGATTTACTGGCATGTCAGTCTTTTTCTTTTTGCCGTAATCGTCCTCTTCACCGCTTTCAACGTGCAGAACGATAGATTGATTGCAAAGGCGTTTAGGAATACGTGGCAACATACCAATCGCTCCCTCGTCCACGATATAGTAAGCCATAATGTGCCAGCAAACGGTAAGCTTCTTTGCAGACACCGTGAATAGTGCCGTTACTTACAGCGTGATTACTAGGCTGTAACGACAAACGACCAACGGAAATACTATTAAAGTCATCCCCGTTAGCATATGAAGCCGTGACACCTGTTTGATTAATGAAATCAATCTGCTCACAGATAGCTGACTTATAAGCATCTACTCGCTTAGCGTTCGTATCTTTGCTAATATCGTGATCTTGATAAAAGTAATCAATCACGCCATCAACTGCTCGTTGCGCTTGATGTTCAATTTTCTCAAAGCCGTCAGCACTACTCAAATCACTAAAACCTAGGTCAGTGTACTCAGCATATGTTAAATGCTGTTCATAAGGCATTAGTTACCACCACCATTCACTAAACCGAGCAATTCGGGCTTAGTCATTGTTGTAGTGTAACTAATATTATGAGCATCTAAGTACGCCTTGATTTGGTCCACGGTTTGCGTGTCTGTTGGCTTCACATTACCGTTTGGGTCAAATGCCCCGCCTTGATTAGTTTGCGGGGCTAGGCTTTTGGGTCAGTTCCACTAGCTGGACTTGCAGCAACATAGATAGCCTTCTTAGCATTGTCAAATACCAACATATCGTAGTATGACACACCCTTAATAGTGTACCGATAACCATTACGGTCAGTGTTAGGCGGTAATACATCAACAGTATTGTACTTAACGATTGGCGCTACAGCATAAAGTGGTACTGCCATAAAGTTGACATTATCAGCAATGTTCAATCCTTGAATACGTGCCTTTGCAACTTGAATAATTGGCGTACCGCCATCAAGTTGACCAACACGGCGATCAATACCGTTAACTTGTTGAGTGTTAACTGAGAAGCTCTTATTAACACCGTCAGCGTTCTTCAAAGCACGGTAATAGCCAGCAGATGCAAAAATTACATAACCACCAGGAATTTCGTTGTTGGTCATATATTCTTCTAAATCATCATAGGCATCTAATGCGTTCTTCTTATCGATTGTATCGGTAACAAGCTTACCGCCATTCTTAGCAGTGTCATAAAGCGTTTGCGCTGCAAACTTATCACGATGAGGAATTGTAATCCGTTGATTATGTAGACGAACTACATTAGCTACCTGATAAGCACCGTTTTCGCTCATATCCAATTGATCAAGGTCATAGCCGATCCAATCTTCATGGGTAAGCTCAAAGCTTTCCTTTTCAACATTAATGTTGTGGTGGGCATTGTCCCCGTTACGCTTATATTGTTCCGCATCCACAAACCCTGACATCTTGTTAACACGAACCGTCTTTACTCCTGAAAAGTCAGCAGCAGTAATTGACTTTGCGCCACCAGTTAATGGTTGCCAGATTTGAGAATCCGCCCAGAATTCTTCATCAATTCGTTGTAAATCTTGTTGATCTAATGCGATCATTAAACTTCATCCTTTCTCTATTCGTTAGAATTAGCAAACCGTTCAGCAATATGAGAAACAATGCTATCGCTAGTGCTCTTATCATTTCCATCTTGGAAGTCATTTTTAATTTCAACACGTGGCGTTTTAGTTTCTTCGCCAAACAGAAAGCCGTTATCCTGCTTAATATTGTCGAGCTGTTCACTCAATCCGTTTAAGGTTCCATCATCATTAACAGATACCTTTTCCGTGTCAATTAAAGGAAGCACTGTCTTGATATTCTTAGCCTTTGCATCACGCAAAGCGCCTTCGATTTTGAAGCTCTTATTTTGCTTTGCTAATTGATCTTGGTAGTTCTGCTTAGCCGTTTTATTTTCATCCTGTAACTGCTTGATTTGGCTTTGAAGCTCTTCGTTATCCTTAGACGACTTCTTTAACGTGTTTAACTGCTTGTCACGATCATTAATCTGCTTTTGCAAACCGTCACGTTCCCCAGTTAAATTGTTGATTTGTTCTTTTAGCGAATTAACATCCTTACCGTTTTCGGCCATTACAAAATTAATTTGTTCTTCACTAAAACCGTGTTCCTTTAATAAATCACGTTTCATTGCACTCTCTCCTTCACGTTATTTGTTTACGGAGTTACGAACTCCGAGAAATGATTGCAAACTAAAAGAGCAGTTTTACGACTTACTCAGGTCGAATATCATTTTCTAATTTGTTCCCTATCGTAATCACGAACTAGAATTTGCTTTCCTTTATCATCATTGGTATCTTTGATAAATTGCCGTAATTTCGCCTGTCGTGCCCGTATGAGCGTTTTAGCATGATTTACCTGTTCTTCATCATCTAATCGTTTAGCGGCTTCTAAGCGCCGTTTTGCGTCCCGTATAGAACGTTCACGTGCTCTTTGCTGTTGAACAAGTTTCCCGTTAGCGATTGCTTCTTTCGGGTCATACTGTGGCTGGTGATTCGTGTTAACTCCTGGACGATACGGAAATAAGATATGACTGCAGTTAATTCCTTGAGTTCCTCCAGGTGTCCCATAGCCATGATTGTAAATACTATCGTACTTATCGTTATAGTCTGGGCTTTCAGGTGGCACGATATTAACAACGTGTCCTTGAATATAAGCGCAAGCAGGACGGCTGTTTGGGTGACTGCTCATTAATGCTAGATGCAAGTCATAATCTTTCATCCGTTGCAATCGCAAAGCGTTATACGTCCGATTGACTGTTGTATTGACTACCATCTTCGTATAACCATCAATCGACCAACGATGACCGCCCTTGTCAACAAGTCTTGTCGGCAAGCCACGATCAACAGCATGGTAAATAGCTTGTTTAACTGCCTTATCGTGTGTCACTGTACCCGACAGTGTCAATAACGTGGATTCGGTCAGTATCTTTCTGTATGCACTTGTAACGGCTGATGGGCCATAATTACGGGTAATCAATGATTCATTCACATTGTTGCTTAAATCCGTCCACGTTTGCTCAATTACCGCATTTAACACGTTAGTCGTCTCTTGCGATACCGGCATCTGTTCACCTGTGAAGTTTTCTAATTGATCGTTGACCTCATCAAGTATTTTCAAACCGTGAAACTTAATTAAGTCAGTGATTGCTTGTTTACTGATTCCGTCAGCACGAGCAACAAGTTTTATAGTCTGGCGATTTAATAAACCCAACTTTTGTAATTGCTTGGCTTGCCATGTTAACACGTCATCTTTGCTAACATGCTTATAGTCACCATTCTTCAAGGTATCAATAATCACGTTAAAGATTTGACTTTGCAGTTGTGAGTACAGGTTAATTAGCTTTTGACCGGCTTGTGCAAAATTATCACGTGCATTCATGGCTATTCAGCTCCTACATCCTCATCATCAGGGCTATGTGTCTCTTCTTGAGAATTCGTACTATATTCCGGCTGTTCTTGTAGCGATTCTTGGACCCATTGTGAAGCCTCCTCATCGCTCAATCCAAAGTTACGGATAAGATACTGCTTTTTAGGCATAATCCCAGCAGCAACAAGCGCTAACTCGTCAGACTTCTGCTTATCCTTGTCAACAAACACGCCATCATCGAAATGCACGGATAAATTAAGCTCCTTGTCAGCGTCAAACTGGCAACGAGCTTTTTTATCACTAAAAAATTCTGGCGTACTTGCTACTTCGAGGATTGCAGTAACTAATTGATTGAGGAATAGCTCTACTTGTGTTGTGTAACTTGACCTTGTTTGATAAGTAGTTGAGTTTTCGCTAACAACCTCTGTTGCCGTCTTAACACTTTGCCCGTCAAAAGAGAACGTACCAGCTGAAAAGCCGGTTTGCTCTTCAAATTCACGTAAGAAGTAGTCAATTGCTTCTTTGTATGATGATGTTCTGATATCACTGGTCAAATCGGTAACACTCATATTATCAGCATCCCCGTAGAATTGTTCGTAAACATCCATATCAGGGTCAAACATTAACGGGTGCGTTTCATCATTATTAACAGTTGAGCCAAACTTATTGCCTGGCCTTAGCATTTCAGCAGGTACAGCAATGCGGCGCTTACCCATTCTGATTTCATGCACAAATTCGTCATGAGTTCGATTGATAGCGTCAATAATATTCTTAGAATTATCAACAATTCCCATACCAAGTGGACTGTCAAGGTCACGATTGTTTGCTCCAGGCGTTCTAAAGTACGCAAAGAGTGGCTTCTTAATCACACTATTAAACTGAATTCTCTTTTGCATTCCCGGATAGATACGATCAAGCGATACCTGGTCCCCAACAACGTCGTTTTCCGTTGAACGATAAAGCTCATTGGTGATTATGTATGTATCTGGTCCGTCCCATTGGTGGAATTCCAGCAAAGTATAGTAAACATTCTGCTTGTTCTCTACACGCGTAGAACGGGAGGCGAAAACACATTCACTTATATTATCAGTGTTTGTACGTAACGGATAAAATTGAGTAGCGTTAGCCCAAGCAATACGGATGTTATCTTGATCGTCAACATATGGTCGTGCTGCTAGTCCACCTAGTGCAATCCCTGTCTCGAGATGCTGTTCAAACTGCAAGTTGAAATGATTAGCGTCGATAATATCAGCAAGTAATTTATTCAGTTTAGTGTCTTCAAGTGACAACTCACACTGTTCGTTAAAAATGATTGACGCTAAACGCTTTGAAGCAAGCTTAGTAACGTTCAGTGTACTCATCTTGCGGTGTCGTCTATTACCATAGCTATTGCGATAATGAACTAGTGGCAAATCATCACGATAATACTTCTTAGCAAGCTGTATGCGATCATATTCTGATTGATCAATTGCTACCCTATCATCATCAGTAATTAAATTAAGACTCTTTACCATACCGAGCTTAACACCTCCCTTCGTAAATAGATTGCGCAATGCAGATAATATACTCACATCATCACTTCCTTACCACTTTAAGCCAAAGTCACGCTCATTATCACGTACAACGTATTGGAACATATCACACGTGTGGTCATCTTCCTTAATGACTTTTGGATCATCACTTTGTAACGTATTCTCATCCCATTGATACTTACGATGCTCAGCAATGAAAATGTCATTCTCATGACGTTTTAGATAATAAAAACGTCCTTGTGCTAATAGGTCTTGCACTCGGTCGATCATATCTACCTTTTTTAGCTTATTAACTTTGTGCCAATGAATCCCATAGTCATTGTAGAACTGATTATCTAACGCCCCTTCTGCTGAGTCGATAGTCATGCGTGTAGGCTGTTTCCCTATCCATTCGGTGACTTTATCAATAAACGACTTCAAGTCCTTAGAAAGCTCGCTAGGTGGCTTTTTATGAGACTTACCTTGTGGACTGTAATAATAGGTATCAAGCAAGATTAAATTGCCTTTCTTAGTTAGCCCATAAGCCCCACAAGTGGTTGCTGAAACCTCATGACCTGTATCGACTGAATAATACAAGTTCGTTATGTAATCATCATCAGGCAACTTGTCGATAGCTTGGAAGTTATCCATGTTATAGATATTAGTTCCAAGCCCTATAACTTCCCCAAGATACATCCAACGATAATAGTCATAATTATTTTGCTTAACGGTATTGATTTCATCAATATAATCTTGTGACAAGATATTGGGAAGCGTAACGTCCTCATAAGTTGAATGATCAACGTACCAGTTAGGCATCCCCTCTCGTTGTGTAACCCACTCATTAATCCATTCGTAGGGATTTTTAGGCGGGTTGTAGCTGTAATATGTAACAACGTGAGCGCCAGGCGGTAGTTGTTTACGAGTAAACGAAGCTCGTACCATATCAACCTCTTGCCAAGAATCAAACTCAGCTAATTCTTCAAACCAAAGATAACGTACATATCCATGTGCTATTATCATTGATTTTAACTTTTGCGGGTCATCAACCCCGCTAAAATAGAAAGCCGTTCCGTTGCGTTTATCAACAATTCGATACGGTGATTTCTTGAACTCAAAAAGGCTATCTACATGCAACATGTAAATGGCCCATTTAATTTGTTCGTAAACCGACAACTCAATCGTATTGGCAACCTTACGCATAATTAAAACGTTAGCCTCTGAATCCTGTAAAAAATCCATCACTAATTGAATACTAATTACAGAAGACTTAGTAGATCCACGCCCACCTTTTAGAACCTTGTTTAGACAATGAGAAAACAATACCCGATCAAAATGGGGGCATATCATGTTGTCAGCATTAATTGTTATCTGCTTCTTCATTTTTTATGCTCCTATCATTTCTAACTATATTGATTGTTAAATCATCAGTCACATTATTAGACAACTGTTGAGCTTTCTGCTCTGCAATATCTGCCTCAGCATTGGCTTTACGAACCTTGGCACGTGTAAGTTCTGGAGTATCATTTTCAGATAGCATTCCGGCCATTTTTAAAATAGTAGTAGCAGATTGTAACTGAACCATCTCTGATTTAGCATTTAACAATGAATTCAACTTTTTAAGCGCCTTGCTTTCATAATCTTCTTTGATGACTATGGATCTATATTGGCGTTGTGCGGCCTTAAATAAATCTTCATGTTTCCAATTATCTAATGTTGATCTTCGACGTTGGACAGCTTTAGCAATTTCTTCATCCGTTAATTCATCTTCAAATAGCATGATTACTGCCTTTTGTCGTCTTCTATCTAATTCATAAAAAGGCCCATTTTGTCCATTTTTGTCCAACTTACTCATGGCATATCACCACACCACCTTTCTGCTAGAATTTACTATTTATTTTTATGTACTTTAAAAGCCGGCAAGCGTTGACCTGTCGGCTTTTTCTTATGTTTGAGTGTGCGTTCAGCATGACATAACATCAAGTACTCTTGCTTACTAGCCACTAAACCAAATCGCTTAGTCTGAAACATTATAACGACCTCACAAACTTATGAAATTCATCATGCTCTTTTTTCTTTTATCGATTGAACTTTGAAGAGCTTCTTTAACTTCTTGTTCTTCTCTTTTTCGGCTTGTTTGTACCGCTAAGTCGTGAAACGCCTTGGCTAGCGCTATCCAGCATTCTTTGCATAAGCCTTAGAGTAGCCTGCGCTTATAGCCGATTGATAAGCGTTGTTAATTTTAATGAATTCATTAGCAAATTTACGCTGTTTTGGCGTTAACTTTCGTTTCATTACACACCACCACATCTCCGTTTTTAAACTAGTCGATTTCGATGGGTTTGAAATTAATACATAACATGCCGTTTTGGTTGACTTTCAATTAAGACCGATTTATTCTATAGGTGTTCAAGGGTTATCCAGTTAATAACCTTTAGGTCGCTGGCGGAAAACAGTGACCCTTTTTACTCGAACAATTACGTTTCACAATTATTTTTATCAGGAGGCTGCAAAATGAGTTTAGAAGACAAAGCTAAGAACGCCAAAGATAAAGTTAGCGGTAAGGCCAAGGAAGTTGAAGGCAAAGCAACCGGTGACAAAATCCGTGAATCCCAGGGCAAGGCTGAAGGCTTAATTGGCAAGGCTAAGGATAAGTTAGCTGATGCCAAAGATACGGCTAAAGATGCTGTTGACAATCTGAAAGATAAATTTGACAAGTAACATTCTTTGAAGGCGTGATCGCCTTCTTTTTTTATCCAAACAAAAAAGCCAGC